CATGATGTGGGGTTAATCTTCCTCAAAAGAACTTTCACATACATACACTTACGGTGCTTGCATGGAGAAGATGAGAGGAAATTGGATGATACCACGGGGAGGGTTTTGTTTGGGTTTTTTTTTCTTTCCTCCTTTTTTGGGGTGTTAAATGAAAAAGGGAAATGACCTTTCTCATTTTCGTTTTTTATCTCTTGTGGAAAAAAAAAATAATTAATAACAATATATTTATATATTATTATTATTATTATTAATATTAATAATATATATATATGTATGTCCTTTTTTTTAAATGATGTACACATTTTTGCTAGCCAACTTTTTCCTCCTTTTCCAATGTAGAGAGATATATAATATATATATATACACACATATAGTGGTGTGGGTGTGTGTGTGTGTGGTGATATATGAGAGTGTGTAGTGTGTGGTGGGCGTCAAGAGAGATGACGGAGGGGATGCAAATTCTCTTTATCATCAAAATTGGCGTGCACGCACACACGATAAAATACACATTTTTTTTAACACCGCGCACAACAACACGCACAACACAATGTGTGTGTGTGTGTGAATCTCTTTCACAAACATGGAAAGGGAGAGAGAGGTGGTGAATCATAGCAACAAGCAAATCACACAGATAAATACGTATACAAATACATATACACACATATATATTTGTATGTGCGTGTGTGCGTGTGTACGTATGTGTGAGACGCGACCCATGAATTTCTGATTTATCACACTGGATGGTAAGGTCACGGCCTACCATGGTTATCACGGTGACAGGGAATTAGGGTTTGATTCCGGGTTTACCGAGTGTCGGGCTCGTCATCCCCGATAGCTCTTGCCTCCGGTACGCCGCCTATGTGATGGCCGCTGCTGGGGGAGTTTATTTGGTAGGCGCTTCTATTCAGAAGGTTTACGCCTCCACCTGGCTTAATGCCAAGGTTCACGAGATGAGACATCGCTCGATTTCGAATAAGATCCATCGAATTGAGGATGCTGGCCATGTTCGGACGCAGTTACAACGGGAGTTGTCCCTTGTGCATTCGAACGTGCGAGAAGGCCACTCTCATGCTAAAGCTGCAAGTGAACGTAATTCTGCCACTGAGACCATGTTGGCAGCGATTCGAAGGATGGGGTACGAACCATACGTCATCTCGCCGTCTCCACGTGAGAAGGATGAGGATGGGTCACGTATGTTTTATGGGCTCGCCGACATGCGTCAGCGCTTCAAGAATGATCCGATTCATGATAAACACATCTTTGTAATGACTGATGTTGATTATTATGTGGACATGGAAGCTTTGCTGAGTTACGCACGTCCGGTGGTCTGCTACAGCTTTACCCCACAGAAAGTCTCTGGTAATGTTTTGGATGGGTATTACACAATCACTGATGACTTGGTGCACTACCGAGTCACTGGCGGAAAAGACGTCCGCCATCCCATCTGGAATTACAACCAGGACACCGTTTACACTTGCAACCCGTTGCTAACGCTGAGATCAACACTCCTGAATACAATCCAGGAAGTCTCTGGTTACAGATGGCTTAGACATAAGATCAGCAGTGCTACTGGTCTATACCGATTTCTGTTCACGATCGTCGGTCTAGATCTTCCGGGGGGAACCCGATGTACGTCAAGTACGATCGACCAATTCTGCGTCGGGGAACACCGGAATATAATTAGCATTGTACCCTTTGCCAGCTGCAGGGATGATGTAGTTGACCATGCTAAATTCGGCGCTCGCCTTCAGCGCATGCGATACAAGCAACAAGCAGAGAGTTTGCCCAACCAACAGGGCATCAAACCAGTTTTCAACGTGTTACGCTATATTTCCAGGGATGGTCCGATGCTGTCTCTTGGCCTGGAGGGCCAGTTAGCGTCTTTATCAGCACCCCTCGCTGACGTTGAAAGTCTCATCGTCGCCCATATCCAGACGAAGACCGCGAACTTGTCAGACACCGTTCGTAGAAGTAAGCTAAGTGACATGCAAGCAGCATTGCTGCATTATTACATCTCCAGCAACGTATCAACTGTTGCTGATGAGGTGCACCGCCCAGGAAAATTGGCGCGTCACTATCAGGCGGCATCAGAGGTTGATGAAGTATCCACGCTCGAACAGGGCAAGGAGTATGCGATTGAGTATGCTCCAGGACCATTAACCCAAACAGCCGTGTTTCCAACTGAAAGCTTAGCTAACGAGCAGGCAACCATTCGAGGTCGTCTCGTTGAACCTCAGCGCGCAGCGAAGAAGCGCGTGAAGACCACACCGAAACATTACCGGTGGGCTGCAGATTTTGTTGCCTTGATGGTCGGAGAAGTGGGAAAAGGTTACCCATATCCGATGTCTTACGTCGAGGAGAAACAGCAGAAACCACTGCAGCGTGCTAGGAATGAACAGGGACGTATGCACAATGATTACAACATGCGAGTCAGCGCCTTTCAGAAGCGCGAGGCTTACAACGCACCCAATGACCCGCGGAACATATCAACAGTTCCCCACAACCACAACATCCGCCTCTCCAGTTACACCTACGCTTTCAAGGATGATGTCCTGAAACGTCAATCATGGTACATGCCATGCAAGACCCCTCAGGAAATCGCCGACGCCGTACAACAGTTGGCGCACGAAAACGAGGAGTTGGTTGAAACTGATTATGGCAGATTTGATGGCACTTTTCTGCGCTGGATCCGCACAAACGTCGAACATGCGGCTTACCGGCGTTGGGTTGCGAATGAAGCTAAGGCTGAGTTGACTCTGCTGCTAGGGAATGAGCTGGACCCTAAAGCAGCGACCAAAGGGGGCTTGAAGTATGACCCCGAATGTTCCCGGTTGAGTGGATCGCCAACCACCACCGACGGGAACTCTATCTGTAATGCGTTCGTATCCTACACAGCGAATAGGATGAGCGGGATGTCATCAACGGACGCTTACAGACATATTGGTCTTGCATACGGAGACGACGGGTTACGCGGGGGCAGCGTAACTGATGGTCTGATCGCACAGGCGGCCAGCGACCTAGGCTTTGACCTACGAGTCTGCAACCGCGCGCAACGGGGAAAGCCAGTATCGTTCCTCTCGAGAGTATTTGCTGATGCATGGAGTTCACCGGCATCGATGCAATCACCACTCCGCACTTTGCTAAAATTGCATACCAGCGTGGATGGTGTCACACCAGTAGATCAGGTCGGTTGGGCCAAAACAACGGCCTACTTGGTTACGGATGGACAAACACCGTTCATCTCACACTGGTGTCGCGCTTACCAGCGCAATAGCATCGAATTCGTGGGTACCACAACAACAACTGATGTGCCTTACTGGGTAGTGAACCAGGATGATTTAGAACATCCCTGGCCCCAGGATTCATCTGATGTTTGGGTTGGCTTGGTGGCGTCTGATCTTGGAGTTTCAGCCGCCGAGCTGACCGACCACATCGCAGCGTTGGATGGATATACAGGCCCAATTAGTGGCTTACCACGCCTTACCACCAATGTGCCTCTGAAACCAAAACTCACTGTCACTTTAGATGGTGAGGTACATGCCGGTCCTATCAATCAACAGGAAGATGGACCCTCAAGTGCAAGCACTCAAGCAGTTGCTGGACCAAGTTCCAGTGATGTTCAAAACCCTCGTAGAAACGCGCAACAGGTTGGGAGATCTGACCGCAAGCGCGATCAACGAGGTGAACACGTTCGCAATCAGCAGCCAGGCCGCTACAAACAAGCTTCACAGCCTGCTGCAAAGAATCCCACCAGTACCAACAAAGGAAAACGTTGGAGCGAACGCAGAGCGGAACACAGCGGACGGAAATGAAAACGTTGGAGCGAACGCAGAGCGGAAC